ATTCAGCAACCCTCGTTGTGTGTTTGGATCTCAAGGAGCTTAATAGGTTTCATGTGAAACAGATGTGGCGGTCTTTATGGCCGCCATTCCTTGTAATCATTATGGTGGCTATGCCACTGGTTCTTAGGAGGAACTGTAATGACAACACATTTTACTTCTGGGGTAACAAACGTAACTGCTGATAGCACGTTTGGAAAGGTCAAAGCACCTGATCCCACAAAGTACCATATGTATCACAATGACTTTGACACTTACCTAGCAAGTGACTGGACCATCACTACAACTGAAGGTGGTTCTGGAAACGCTAGTGAAGCTTTAGGAGATGGAGATGGCGGTCTTTTAGTTATCACTAATGATGACGCAGATGACGATAACGATTTCCTTCAGCTAGTCAAAGAAGGTTTTAAGTACGAAGCAGGTAAGCAGTTGGCTTTCAAGGCTCGTTTCAAGACTTCAGATGCAGACGCTTCTGACGTAGTGATGGGTCTTCAACTTACTGACACTTCACCGCTTAATGTTACTGACGGAATTTTCTTTTTATTGACAGACGGTAGCACTACGCTTCAGTTCATCGTTGAAAAGGACGGTACACAATCAACTCTGGACCTATCTACAGCGATGGCTGACGATACGTTCATGTCGGTTGGTTTTGTATATACCCCTGCTGACCAAAAATTTCATGTTTATCAAAACAACGTGGAAGTTGGCACAGTGGTTAATACAAACGCACCGGACGATGAAGAGCTCACTGTGAGCTTTGGTATTCAGAATGGAGCCGCTGCCGCAAAGGTATTGACAGTAGATTACGTTACTGCAATGAAAGAACGCACTGGAAGTGAATTGTAAAATAGGAAGGTGAACTATGGCTGACACAGTCACTTCGCAAACAATTCAAGATGGCGAAAGAAAAGCTGTTCTTAAATTCACCAATATCAGCGATGGTACTGGTGAGAGCGCAGTTAAAAAAGTAGACGTTAGTGCGTTAGCATCAAACTCTAGCGGAACTGCTTGCACAGAAGTTGCTGTATCCAAGATATGGTGGCAGTGTGTAGGCATGGGCGTAGAGCTTTTGAATGACGCATCGACCGACACCTTGATCATTGGCCTATCTCCAGATTCTAATGGTATGCATGACTATTCTTCTTTCTCTGGAATACCTAATGATTCGGGTTCTGGAAAGACTGGAGACATCATGTTTACTACCATAGGTGCAAGTAACGGAGATACCTACACAGTTATCTTAGAGTTGTTGAAGACGTACTAATGGCTACCTCTGGATCTAGAGATTTTGAACCAGATGTTGCGGAATACATAGAAGAGGCATTTGAAAGATGCGGTCTTGAGTTTCGCACAGGATATGATGGGGTCACCGCAAGGAGATCCCTCAATCTTCTATTTGCCGATTGGGCTAATCGTGGTTTGAACCAGTGGACAGTCACCAATACGACAACCACTTTGTCTGAGGGTGACCAGTTTCTTGATCTAACAACAACAACGATTGATGTACTCGATGTTGTTTTGAGAAGAACAGAAGGAAGCACCACTACCGATATATCCATGGAACAGTTAAGTCGTTCTGAGTATTGGAATATTCCTAATAAATCTACGAAAGCTAGACCAACACAATGGTTTTTAGATAAGCAGATCACACCTAGATTGTATTTCTGGCCTGCCGCTGAGAACAGCACTGATCAGGTTATTATCAACAGATTAGTTAGAATTGAAGATGCAGATGCAAGCGTTAACACGGTTGATGTGCCGTTTAGATTCTATCCTTGTTTAACTGCAGGACTTGCATATTACATCGCACTCAAACGAGCCCCAGACAGAGTTCAGATGCTGAAAGGGTTTTATGAAGAAGAATTTCAGAGGGCAGCAGATCAAGACAGCAGTAGAGCTTCACTAAGAGTTGCTCCTGCTCTCTCTACTACCAGGAGAGCATAATGGCTTATGCATCCGGTAGATATTCATTAGCCATATGCGACAGATGTGGCTTCAGATACAAATACACTAAATTAAGAAAAGAGTGGACAGGGTTTAGAGTTTGCCCTGAATGTTACGAGCCCAAACATCCTCAGTTAGATCCTCCAAGACACATTGCAGATCCTGAAGCGTTGAGAAATCCTAGGCCGCAAACACCAGCTTCTCTCGTTGCTGGTTCTGGTGTCGTAAAGACCATCAATCCAAACAGAATGATTACGGTCACTGGAGACTCAATAGGTTCCGCTTTTGACGGAATAAAGGCTACAATAAGCGTAGGAACAGTGACGGTGACAGTATGAGCTTTACACTTGCAACTTTAAAAACAGCAGTTCAGGACTATTGTGAAACATCAGAGACAACTTTTGTTTCCACGCTTCCGACCTTTATCAAAGAGGCTGAAGAAAGAATTTTAAAGAACGTAGAGATGCCTGTATTCAGAAAGAATCAGACAGGTACTTTAGGCACAGGAAATACTTACTTATCAACGCCTGATGATTTTTTGTCATCCTATAGCTTGGCTGTGATATCAAGCAGTGTTTACTCTTATTTACTATTTAAACATGTGTCTTTCATTAGAGATTACACGCCTAATGCATCTACAACAGGCACACCAAAGTATTATGCGTTGTTTGATGATAATACATTTATTTTAGCACCAACGCCTGATTCGACTTACACGGTAGAACTTCACTACAAATATAGGCCAGCGTCTTTGACTGCAGGGGCTGACAGCGGAACCACATGGATATCTGACAACGCACCAGATGCATTGCTTTATGGCACTTTGGTAGAGGCAGCTACTTTTCTCAAGATTCCTGAAGAGGTTCCTATGTATCAGCAAAGGTTTGATATGGCGATTCAGAATCTGAAAAGGCTGGGTGAGGGGTATGGCGCTAGAGATGAGTACAGATATGATATTGCTAGGAATTAAATATGTTTGATTTAGAAGTCAAAATGGAGCCTGGTAACATTAATGTTCAGACTACTTCTGAAAGAGGTCATACGTCAGAGGAACTAGCGGCAAACGCTGTGGCTAAGATTATAAACATCGCTGACAGCGCTGATCCTGTATTAAGACAACAAGCAGAGATGTTTAGAGAAAGAATGTTTTATGTCATTGTCCACGCTTTGAATCAAGCAATTAAAAGTGATAGAACTACTCTTTATAATGAATTTAAAAAACAAGGCCATGATGATATGGCTGAAATATTGAGGAAACTGTAATGGCTATCAGTCAAGCGATGTGTACGTCTTTCAAGCAAGAATTGTTGCAAGGCATACATAATTTTACGAATGGATCAGGTGGTGGAACAACAACGTCTACTGGGTCTGGTAATGCATTTAAGTTAGCTTTGTATACTAGCAGTGCTAGTTTGGGAGCCGCTACGACAGCGTTCACAACAAGCAACGAAGCATCAGGCACTGGTTATAGTTCTGGAGGTTCAGCGTTAACAAACGTAACCCCTACGACATCAAGCACCACCGCTTTGACAGACTTTGCAGATCTGACTTTCTCTAGCTCTACTATTACTGCCAGAGGAGCGATGATATATAACTCATCAACCACTGCAGGATCTGCTAATCGAGCGGTGTTAATACTTGATTTTGGTGCAGATAAATCATCTTCTTCAGGAGATTTTACAATACAGTTTCCTACAGCGGATGCATCGAGTGCGATAATTAGGATTGCTTAATGGCGGACCCAAAGAAAGGCACAGGTAAAAAGCCTAAAGGATCAGGACGTAGGCTTTATACAGACGAGAATCCAAGGGACACTGTCAGGATTAAATACGCCACTGTTCAAGATGCTAGAGATACAGTGCGCAAAGTTAAGAATATTAAAAAGCCTTTTGCTCGAAAGATACAGATACTTACTGTACTAGAACAAAGAGCTAAAGTGGCAGGTAAAAATCAACAAGCTGCTATAGCAAAAAGAGGAAAAGAAGCGTTAAGGAAACAAAGAAAGAATGGCTGATGTAACCATATTTTTTACTGGTTATAACCAAATAACACAAGGTTATAACAGAGGCGGTTACAATCAAGACGTTGCGTTTACAGGTCTTACCGCTAGTGCAGGTAGCGTTACTGCATTAGCAGGAACAATAGTTGGCGTTACAGGTATATCTGTTACGTCATCCGTAGGAAGTGTTACTGTTAGCGCAGGATCAGGTGCTACAATAGAAGCATCCGGTATAGCAGCAACAGGTGGCACAGGAACAATAAACATATGGAGTCCGGTCGATACAAGTCAAACACCAAGCTGGACCGCAGTAACAGATTCACAAACACCAAATTGGTCAGAAGTGGCGTAAATTATGGCAGCAACATTTGTAAATAATTTAAGAGTAGCAGAACCAGCCGATGGAGATGCAGATTGGGGTACAACCACCAACACCAGCCTTGAACTAATAGGCGAAGCATTAGGCATTGGGTCTGAGGCAATTACAACTAATGCAGATACTCACACTAGCACAGTAGCAGATGGAGCTACAGATCCGGCTAGAGCTTTACACCTTCAGTATACAGGCACATTAGATTCTGCTTGTACTATCACAATCGCTCCTAATACCCTCAAGCGAGTACAGATCATTGAGAATGCGACTAGCGGTGGTCAGTCTATTATCATCAAGCAGGGATCGGGTGCTACGATTACTATTCTCAACGGCACAAAAAGGATTGTGTATCTTGACGGAGCAGGATCAGGAGCGGCAGTTGTTGATATTACGGCAGCGGCTTTTGGCGCACAGGCTTTTTATGTCCCATCTGGGACTACAGGAAACAGACCAACAGGTGTCGCAGGAGCTTTCCGATACAATACGACAACAGGGGCGTTTGAAGGTTACACTGACAGTTGGGGAGACATAGGCGGCTCTGGCGCAACCAACGTATCCCTAAACGAATTTTCGGGTAACGGCAGTACCACAGCCTTTACCCTATCCGCTGATCCTGGCACAGAAAACAATACCCAGGTTTACATTGATGGTGTCTACCAAGAGAAAGGCACATACGCTGTGTCGGGTACAACGCTGACCTTCAGCACAGCACCACCAAACGGTACAAGTATCGAGGTCATGGCGTTTAGTGCTAGTTCTGTGGGTGTGGTAGCAGACGGAAGTATTACAACCGCTAAACTAGAAAATTCAAGCGGCTCAAGTGATGGGGTCACGACTGCAAAACTGGCAACAAGTGCAGTCACCACGGCAAAGGTGGCAGACGATGCGATAACGCTTGCGAAGATGAATTCTGGAACAGCCGGAAATCTAATTAGCTATGATGGGTCAGGAGATCCTGCGGCAGTGGTAACAGGGAGTGCAGGGCAGGTATTAACTTCTAATGGATCAGGTAACGCTCCTACGTTTCAAACTGCTTCGTCAATATCTACTGGTAAAGTATTCTTTATGGGGCAAGTATAATGACAGTCAAAATATCAGGCGTTGATCTCAGCGCAAACACAACAGCGAACATAGGACAGGCTGGTTCCTCTGGCGGCACTTATACCGTTCACATTCTTAATCGAAGCTCATCAACCGCTTTTGTTCAGCTTGGGGTAGGAGATAGCTCTGCCACCTTTGCTAACGCCACAAAGTTGTTGGAGAACACTCAGATTGCCCCAGATGAAAGTTTAAGTTTTTCTCCAGTGGTAGCAGGGGCGAGTGATTATGTAATTGGTAGAAGCACAGTCGCAAGCGTAAACATGGTAATGATGGGGTTTGACGAATAATGGCTGGTTTAACTACAAATATAATAACAAGTAGAAATAAAGCATATCCTCTTTTCCCAAATCCAGATCCTAGCCTTGGTGTGTATTCTGGGATGGGTAATAATGAAAGTGCTTATTATTATCTTCCGGGGTTTCCCGGTGGAACTGCTGGCAGATCAATAAGAATAAAATATGGCAGTAGTAGTTTAACAACTAGTCTTTATCAGTACGATGCAGATTTAACTGCAATAACAGACGGTGTTTGGAATGGGGGCATGAGTGTTGATGATGCATCAGGTAGTTCCGATACTACCCGATGGCAACAATTTTTCATGGATGAGACTGATAATTTACTTTATGTTTTGACGGCAAATCAAAGTACAAGCCCATATACTTTATATCTTTCTTCAGTTAATGAAGCTGGCTCAGTTACCGCTATCGGAAATGCACAATTAGGTAACGCATCAATGAATAATCCTACTCCCCTTGTATATAATGGTGGATCTATGTACAGAGCAGGAGGGGATGGTTCTGGTAATTTACAAATTCCAATTTTTAATACCGCAGGAGGTAATGCAGCCGCAGGTACTCCTTACCGTGGTTGTTTGCTTACAATTAATATTTCAAACGGTAGTTTGAGTTATGCGAATTTATTACCAAGTGGTTATGCTTCAACCGCAGTAAATTATCAGTATGGATCAATAGGGCCAACAGCTAATAATATGCTTTTGGCAACTTATACTTTTTGGTCAACTACAGCGGCTAATGATGGTGGTTATGGTGCGCTTTACAATCTTTCAACTGGTAAAGCAAACGCATTAATTCATATGTCAGGTGAGTTTCCTTGGGGTAGTTCAACTCCTTATGTTATTAGATGGGCAAAAAGATATTATTTTGCAAACTATGCTCTCCCAAGATTCAAAGCTATTGGAGGGTTTTCAGAAGAAGAGTGTCACGCATGGGTAGATGATTTGGCGGTGTATTATGGACTTTTATAAATACGAGGATAGCGGAAAAGAAGGGACAAAAGTTTTCTCTTCTTCTGTTTGGTTAAATCTACTTACAGAAACAGAAATGTGTGCTTTTTTTAGAAGCTCAACTCAAATTATAGCCGATACTGCATTGTTAATGAGCAACAGAGATTGGGTGGTTGATGTTGCCAGTGCAAGGTTTGATGATGTGATGACAGCTTGTGTCGCAGAGAGTATTTTTACAAACGACAGAGTTAATCAATTTAGGAGAGGAGTCAGACAAATAGAAGAAGCGGAGTACATAAATGGCTCTAACTAAAGTATCAAAAGGACTAATAAGCACCGACACAGTATTTGAAGTCGATGCGATTGGCGGTAAATACGGTAGCAGTTCTGCCCCTGTCACGATTGCAGTCACGGTGGGAACCAAGACAGCCGCACATCCTTACAACGGTGATGGCAGTAGTTCTGCATATTTTTTAGATGGCCTTGAGGCTCCGGCTATCTATCTTAACGGTGCTGACAATGTAACGAGTGACAGCGGATATTATTACAGGTTCGATCAGTCAGACAGCACCAACAGCAGTCACCCTCTCAGATTCTATCTTGATGCCGACAAGACAACCGCTTTTACCACAGGCGTAACAACTAACGGCACAGCAGGTAGTGCTGGCGCATATACTCAAATAGACGTAGACGAAGACACGCCCAGTATTTTGTACTATCAGTGTAGCTCTCATGGGTACATGGGCAACTACGCTTTGGTTCCTGCGTCAAACGTAATTAACCACACTGAAGCGTTAATCAGTATGCCCACGGCTACTACAACTTTGGTGGGTACAGACACAACGGATACTCTGACTAACAAAACGCTTACCTCGCCTAAAATCAATGAGGATGTAGCAGTTACCTCAACAGCGACTGAAATAAATATTCTTGATGGTGTAACAGCCTCGACAGCAGAGATAAATAAACTAGACGGTGTAACAGCTACCACAGCAGAGATTAACTATCTTGATATAACCACGCTTGGAGCATCAGAGGCCAGCAAGGTACTTACTGCAAATGCAAGCGGCATTGTCACTTTTAACAAGGCAATCACAGAACAATCAGTTGCCCTTACGTCAGGCGCAGCAGTCACGCTAGATATAAGTTTGGGTAGTGTTTTTACAATCACTTTGGC